CCGCAAATCGCGATGATGCGCGAACGCGAAGCCACGCGGCAAGCCGCTATGCGCGAAGCGCACACACGACACAACTAGCGGAGACAAGAAAAATGTCGACTGCGATAAATCTCGAAGATGCATGGGCTGCGCTGACGTCGGGCGCCTCGGGCTCTGCGACAAACGGAGCTGGTGCCGCGATGAATGGCGGCGCTGCGGGAAATGGCGGCAGCGCCGCGCCGAACGCGCCGGGCGAAATTGTCGAGCGCGATGGGAGCAATCCCGGCGTTGTGCCGCCGAGCGACAATGCGCCGTCTCCCGGCGCAAATGCTCCTGCGATCGCGCTGCCATCGGCCGACGAACTTGGTCCGAACAACGAGCGCCTGGAAGAACTCGCGCCACGCATCGTGAACGCGCTGCGTGGCCTAGTGGTTCAATATCGCGAAGAAGGGCTGACCGCGCGCCGCTACGAAATTCGGCGCATTCGCCAGGCGCGACTTTTTTGGCAAGGCATGCAATACGCGTGGTGGAATCCGGGCGATCAGCAATGGCATTTGCCGACGGAAGTCGGCGCGCACAATGGGCAATCCTCGGAAGACATGCCGCGCTATCAGTTCGTCACCAATTTGTATCAGGCGTTTGGGCTCTCGTTTATTTCAGTGCTCAGTCAGGATGTGCCGACTACGCGCTTTTATCCGCAGTCGGCGCAATCGCTGCTGGATTTATCGGCGGCGCGCGTGGCGAGCGAAGTCGCGGACTTGGTCGAGCGGAACAATCACGTCGAGCGCATGCTCACGGCGCTGGCGTTTTTTCTGTGGACCGACGGCAAAGTTGGCGGCTACGTGCGTTACGTTGCAGATGCGCAGCGTTTCGGTTGGCACGATGAACCGAATATCGAGCCGGTTGAAATCGCGCTCGGGCCTGATTATTACGTTTGCCCGCAATGCGGAATCGAAACGCCCGCTGCGGGAGGAATTACGGAGGCTTCAGCAGCAGGGAACTCAGAGAAAAACATTTCAACACAGAGTTCACGGAGAGCGCAGAGGAATGCAGAAAACACCGGGACCCCTGAACTCGGCCCCCGAATTTCCCCGCCTTCCTCCGTGTCCTCTGCGCGCTCTGTGGTAGATCCTTCTGTTCGTCCGTCGTGCGCGAATTGCGGCGCGGCGCTTACGGCCAACGATTTGCATGCGGCGGAAACGGTTTGCGTGCCGCGCGTGGTCGGTTCGCGGCGCGTGCCAAATGGGCAAGAAGTAATTTCCATCGTTGGCGGACTCGAGCTGAACACGCCGGTGTGGGCCAACGAGATGCACGAATTTCCCTATCTGCAATGGCAGATGGAAGTGCATCGCGCGAAATTGAAAGCCGCGTATCCGCACGCCGCCGACAAAATCGAAATCGGCGGTCCCGCGGAGGCCGACGACGTTTACGCGCGCGCCTCGCGCGTTTCGATCGCGCAAGGCATGCCGACCACGCTGCCCGGCGACGCGCTGGTAAATCTTGTGACGTTTTCGCGCACCTGGATTCGTCCGTGGGCTTTCCACGCGATTGAGGACGCCGCGGTGCGCGAAGCGCTGCTGCAACTTTTCCCCGAGGGCTGCTACGCCGGATTCGCCGGCGACACGTATTGCGAATCGCGCAGTGAGACCATGGACGATCGCTGGCGCGTGCTGCACGCGCTGCCGGGTGACGGTCAGAATCGACCGGCGGTGGGCAGCTCGCTGGTGGAAATTCAGGAGCGCTACAACACGCTCTCGAATATTCAGGCGGAAACCTACGAGTATGGCATTCCGCCGATTTACGCCGATCCGCAAGTGATCGATTTCGACGCGCTGCAGCAGCAGACTGCCGAGCCCGCCGCGCATTATCCCGCGCGCGCGCGTCCGGGCCAGCCGCTGGCCGCGAGTTTTTTCCAGCCCGCGCCGGCGCAAGTGCCGCCAGACATGCTGCGTCATCAGGAAGAATTGATGGGGCCGATCCCGCAATTTCTTTCCGGACTGTTTCCCGCGGTGTTCGGCGGAGAAATGGAATCGTAGAAAACCGCCACGGGTTACGCAATGGCGCGCGATCAGGCGCTCGGGCGATTGGGATTGGTGTGGCGGCGGCTGAAAAACTTTTATTCCGACGTGATGCTGCTCGGCGTCGATTGCTTCAGGAAGAATCGGCCCGACGACGTGGAAATTCCGCTGCTCGGCGAAGATGGTATTTTCCGTTCGCGCTGGATTCGCCTGGCCGATTTGAAAGGCAACATTTTCGCGCATCCGGAAAGCGACGAGGCGTTTCCGCGGCAAAAATCGCAGCAGCGCGCGGTGATTCAGCAATTGATGTCGGTGAACGATCCGATGGTGCAGCGCGCGCTCACCGATCCCTCGAATATCGGCTACATCAAAAGTTGCCTCGGGCTCTCGGAGCTCGTGGTGCCCGGCGAAGACGCGCGCGTGAAGCAGATGCGCGAGACTCAGCAGCTCCTCACGTCGGCGCCGTTGATTGTGCCGGTGCGCGTGCCAGTGGCGCCGCGCGGCGATCATAATGTTTTCGCAGCACCGTCGTCTCCCGTAGGGGCGGAGCTTGACTCCGCCCGCCTTTCGCCGCCGAACGAAAACGCGCAAGGCGCCAGTCGGGCGAATGGCGCTCCCAGGAACGGCGACGCGGCCGCCGCGCTGCCTTCGCCGGCCGCGATCGCTGGCGCGGGGGATGGCGAAGTCATCGCGGGCGAAATCATTCTGCCGTCCGTGCCCGTCGACGATTTGCTTGACGATCACGCGACTGAACTCGAGGAAATTCGCCGCTGGGCTTCGACGGAAACCGGTCAGGCGGCGCGCATGGAAAATCCGCTGGGCTTCGCGAATGTGCGCGCGCACGCCGCCGCGCACGAACGCGCGCTGGTGGGGCAACAGCAGTCGGCCGCGATCGCCAGCGCCGCCGCGGCTCCGGCGCGCAGTAAATCGAAATCGCGTTAGCGCGGACGTTGCTCTTCCGGGTGGCCCATCCTTGAGCCGTCTGCAAGGGTGGGTCTTTCTTTTCCCGAACACTAAGAAGAAATGAGACCGACAGACCCACCCTTGCCCAAACCGCAAGGATGGGGCACCCGGAAAACCAAAAGCTCGATATCGCGAGGTCAATTCGATGACACCGACAGCGCAAATTGCACCGCCGGTCGAAACCGCGGCGCTTTCCGACGAAGCGATTCTGGGGATTGAAGCGGAATCGGCGACCTCAACGGGCGGCGACGACTCGCAACTCACCGCGGAAGCGATTGACGCCGAATTCACATCGCGCGAGACGGCACCTGGCGCGGAGAATCGCGAGCCCGAAGAGCGCCCACGGAACGACAGTGGGGAAGAACAGCGCGCGGACGATTCGCGCGACGACGATCAACACGGCCCGGAAAAACGCGCCGCCAATGAGGAATCGAAATCGCCGCGCGATGCAAACAACGAACGTACGCTGCCAATCACGTCGCTCGCCGAATTCGACGCCGGCTTCTATTCCGGGGACGCCGCCTCGCGGACCGCGCTGGCGCAATCGCTCTTCTCGAGCGATCCCGCTGCGTTTCGCGCCATGTTCGATGAAGCGGCTCGCATGCTCGGCGTCACTGCAACGACGCGAGATGGAGGAATCATCGATGCACGGGATGCCGCGCCGCACGGGCCCACCCGGACTCTTGTTCAAGACGCGAAACAGAGCAATTCGCCTGTAGGAAACGTCAACAGCGAGAACGAATCGGGAACCGGGATCCACGCCGATCGCGATTCCCAGACTGACGCTGCTAAGGCCGCTAACGCAGCCAATGCCGCCAACGCAGCGAATTCACAGGGAACTTCCGCAGCGCAAGGGAGTTTTCCGGCGGAGTCGTATCGCGCGTTCGAGAGTTCCACGAACGAAGCTGTGGCGCGCGATGTGCGCGGCGCGATCACGCGCACGCTCGAGCAAGTGTTGCCGGAAGGTGTGGCCGCGGGCGCGGTGAAGCGTATTGGCGAAGATATTTTCGGCGAAGTCGGCAAATTGCTCGCGGCCGACGCGCAGCTTTCATCGCAGGTGGGCGAATCGCTGCGCGGCTGGCGATTCGGCGCGGCGGAACAGCAGCAGGTGGCGTCGCTGCTCTCCGGACGCGCGCGGCAAATTCTGCCGTCGGTAGCGCGCCGCGTGATCGGCGAGTGGACGAATTCAGTGCTCTCCACGGCGCGCACGCGGGCCACCCGTTCGGAAGCCGCCGCGCGGCGCGTTGACGTCGGCGCAGCGGCGAGCGGCGATGCAGCCGGCCGCGGCGCGGCGCGTGCACTTCGTCCGCGCGAAATCGATTACGCGCGCACGAGTGACGACGATATTTTCGCGATGTAGGTTTTGCGCCCGACGAAAACATGTGTCGCCCCTACGAGGCTCAAAAACCAGTTGATTAGAAGAGTTTGTTGGGTCGCGTACCCAGGGCTTACGCTCTGGGGTAAGCTCTGCCGCCCCTCCGGGGCTGGCCAACAACATTCACCGCGCGACCAAAAGTTTTGGCCGTCGTTCGTGAAGCGTGCATTGTCGTTGCGCTTCGCGGCGGGTGGGTCTTTCGGTTTTTCGTACTTCGCGACGTGGCTTAAGAGCAGAAGCAAACAAAAGACCCACCCTTGCACAAAACGCAAGGACGGGAACCCGCAAAGGCAAAGACAAAAACAATTTTCTAGATACGGCGCGGCCGGGGTGGCTGCGTATCTTTCATTCCATAACGCAAAACAAAAACGGGGGCGAGGTGAATCATGGCACAAATGCAGAATGCGCAAACCATCGCGTTGCAACTGGAAAAGGTGCGGGACAAAGTGCCGCTGCTTTACGAACGGGACGACGTGCTGCTCACCATGATCCAGGCGCGCGGCGACGTGGAACGCGTCAGCTCGCGAAATATGCGGCTGCCGTTGCAAGTGAATCCCGGCGGATTGGCCGGCAGTTACAATCCCGATGGCGGAGATCTGGGCCGCGGTTCGGGCACCAGCTATGACGTAGCGCAAATTTCGCCGATCTTTTTCCGGTTCGCGGTGGAAATCTCGAAGCTCGTCGAATACGCCACGAACAACAAGGAAAAAGCCATCGAGAACGCGGTGAAGCGCGAAGTGGCGAACGGCATGAAACAATTCCGCTCGTTCCTCGACAAGGTTATCCAGACCGGCGGCAACGGCGTGCTCGGCACGATCGGTTCGATTTCTGGATCGACGTTCACGATGAACGTGCCGCCTGGCGCGGCGCTCGTTTACGTCGGACAAGTGATTCAGATTTACGATCCCACTCTGACCACCAATCGCAACACGGCCGCGAGCGTGACCACCACAGTGCTGCAAGCCGATCCGATCAGCTCGACGCAAACGATTGTGGTCGACAACGTGCCCGCCGGCACCAGCGCCAACGACGTGATCGTGCACGACGGCCTCACCGGCGCGCAGCCGGTTTCGCTTTACGGCGTGCCGTATCATCAGAACAACGCGACCACCGGCACGTGGCTGAATTTGAATCGCGCCACGTATCCGCAGCAACTCGCGACGCCGCGCGTGAACGCGGGCAATTCCGCGCTCGTGCCCGGCTATGTGCGTCTGGCGATCAACAAAGTGCGCAAGGCGTTGGGAATTTCGCAGCTCGGCAAGCTGATCGCGTACACGTCGGTGGAACAAGAACATGCCTGGGAGAATCTCGGCATCACCATCAGCCAGGTGATCAAAGAAGGCGGCAGCGGCGGACGCGCAAGCGATCTCGATCTGCTTTTCACCGGGCGCAAAACCATGTCCGGCGTGCCGATCAAGTCTTCGATCAACGCCAATCAGACGCGCGTGGATTTTCTCGATCTTTCGCACTGGGGCCGCGCGGTCATGAAGGACATCGATTTCTTCGAGGTCGGCGGGCAAACCGTGTTTCCGATTTACGGCGCGTCCGGCGGCGTCTCCGCGGCGTTCATCTTTTATTTCGATACCGGCTTCCAGGTCTGGGACGATTCGCCGCGCAGCGGAAGCTACATCGATACGTTGGCCCGGCCGAGCGGGTACTAGAGCGCGGGCGGTCGACAGTAACACCCTATGTTATGAGATGCTTGTCGAGATACTCTTGACAAACACATCGGATAATGGGACACTGTCTGATAGCGGCTTGGCTGCCGGACGAAGTTGTTACCCGGGCTGGTCGCTTAATCTTCGAGAAAGGCCATCCGCAAGCGTGGCCTTTTTCATTTACTGGGCTTCGTCGAATCCCCCTTCGGGATAACGGAAAAGAGTTCGGGGCGAGGGTGGCGCGCCGAACATTCAAAAACCGCGCGATCTCCATCGCTTCCGCAAAGGCAAATTCGACATTGCGGATATGTGGACCTTGACACGTACCAACTACTGAATTAGTCTCCCCCCACCGATGTTCCCCATAATCATTGGAGAAGGGAGCGAGCGGGACCCCCGCTCCATTCCGCTTAGCACCCGAGATAGCACATATATCCCTAACTATCGTCGGCCGGAGGATTCGCCTGAAGTCCTTCGTGAGGCCGTCAAGATGTTCAAAACAGACCACGAGGCCGCCAAATTACGGTCGTCATCGTCGACGTACAACTGCGTCGGCCATCTGTTCGCAGCGAGACGGACCTGGGTCGAGAGCGACCACCTCCTCACGATTCTGGAACGAGACGGCTATTCGCCGTTTCAAGACGTACAGAAACTGTGGGTAGGTGATATGGTGGTGTACGAGAACCCGCAAGGCGAGACAACCCATGTCGCGCAAGTAACTGAAATCCAGCTAGACGTCGAGGTCGGCGGTCGGAAGGTTATTGTCCTTAGCAAGTGGGGTGTCTACGGTGAGTATCTGCACGAATTGCTGGATGTTCCGTCCAGGCTTGGGAAGCCGAAGGCGTTTTGGACGGAAAGACACGAGGTCTAATGACAGCGTCAGAAGCGATGAACGATATCGAGCGGCTCAAGTTCGCCGTGAACGTCGGTTTGGCTAACAGCTTCCGCGCATTCTTGCGAAACATTAACAGCGAGCCATCCGTGAGCGAGCTACTCGTTTTAGCCGGATCGCGAGAAGTCGCCCTCGACGTTTTGAAAAGATTGGTCTCGCTCTCAAGACTGAGGGTCGACTTCCGCTACTTGAACCGTTTCGACGTACCGATGGCTACATATTTGTGGGTGTTGTCGAGGACATTTCCTGAACTTGCGCGTGCTGGCGCCGAAGCGACGGCCGATCTACCTCGGACCTGGTGGGCCGACCAGGTGTGTGGATACATCTTGGGGGACTGGTCCCAAAAGCCTGCTGCCTCGACTAGCGCGGGCGTGACGATCATGTCTGGAGACCTGACGAACGTTAATACGACCAACGTAGCTGCAACTACCTCTCGTTTCTCTATCGAGCCTCTGCCCGGCTTTGAGACCTCGAAGGAATCATCACAGGTCAAGTCCGACGCCGACGAAAGTTCAGAGGTTCGATACACGGAAGAGAACGGGAACGGAGCCGTTCCAACCTATACAACGAATAGCGCCTCAAAATCATTGGCAGAGCCCCAATGATCGAGCACATATGGACTGTTCTGTGTAGCCGTTCCTCTGTCGATCGCGAGACGAATAATGTAAGTCTGTTTGAGATCATCGAGCAGCTAAACGTGTTGGGACCACTGCCTGACGCCGCGGCTAGGACTGCGTTGCCAATCCAATTCGAGATCGTAAGTCTGTGGGCGAGGGCCAATGCAGGGGAAGCAGAAGTGTCGACGGGTCGTATTACCCTGATCGCTCCCGGGGGTGCGGAGGCGCTTTCGCACGTGTTTCCGGTTAACCTGAGCGAAAACATAAGAATGCGGACACAAATGAGATCTGTTGGCTTCCCCATGCTCGGCGCAGGACGGTACGAATTTAGAATCGAACTTCAGCGCGCTGACGGCATTTGGGATCGAGTCGCGCGAGTGCCAATCCAAGTGGAATCAATCGCACAGCCTCCGGTCGAGACCGCAACGCCGGGCATTTAGACTGGGTACTCCGCGTAATTTAGTCCGACTTTGGCGCGTATGTGACGGGCCATCACGCACGATCAAGACAACCCAGCACGAACAGCCACACCATCATGATCCGCGTCACGCGCGAAACGCACGAAACGCCGGCATGGGCCGCGCGCGTGCTGCGTGCGGCCGGCGGGATCAATCGCTTCGGCGAAGCGAATTTTCGCGCGGTGTGGGGATGGAATCGACTCGCGTGGGTCGGCGGCAGGTTCGAGGATCGCGATTCCGGCGGCGCTCTAATTCGCGAAGCCATCGAGCTGCGCCACGAACCGAAGTATCCGGCCGTGAATCGCTGGCACATCGAGCGCTGGGCGCCGCCGGAATTTTACGGCGCTCCGCGCGATTGGTTTCGCAACACGATGGAGATGGAAGACGGCCGCGCGATTCCGGCGCTCGGTCCTTATCCTTCGCGCGGCGAATACGAGCATTGCCTTACGCTCGAAACTCCGCGCGGAGATTTCATTCCGCTAACGCCCGCGGCGCTCGCGCACGTCGCGCGCGCAATTGAATGGAGCCGCGGCCTGCGCGCCGGCGAACGCCGGGCCGCGCTCGATCGCCGCGACGCGCACGAAGATCGCGATTACGATTCGTTCGCCGACGCCGTTCTCTCCGACGCCGCCCCCGCATTCCACGGCGTCCCGTTCGTCGCCGTGGCGTAGCGCCGCCCGCGGTGGCGTGAAGGTTTTCAATGTGATGACTGAATTTCCTTCGGGCGGAAACACAGAAGCGATCGGTCGAGCCGGAAAGTAGTGATCGTACAACGGCGGGCTGACGAGAGAATCTTCAGTTACACGTCCAGCCACTATATAGATACGTCGCGATTTTCGTGCCGGCATCCTGGATCAACTGCGATCCAGAAACGTATTGGGCCGGCAGCGTAAACCCGAAGTACTGCACGTCGGTTTGAGTGT